CGGCATTATCGATCCGCATGAGCTTGCTGTTCTTGAGTTGGAAGATCGAAGGCTTAAAATTGCTGATGATAATTCGCAAAGGGATGCAATCAGAAAAATGGCGTGGTTTGCGCTGGCTGGTCTATTGTTGTATCCCAGTGGTATTTTTATATGTAGCTTTGTTGGACTTGATAAAGCGGCTGAACTCATTGCTGACATCGCGGGGACGTATTTTATAGCCGTGTCTGCGTTAGTGGCATCGTTCTTTGGTGCATCGGCGTATCAAGCGAAGAAGGAAGCTAGGTGAGTGATCTATGTTTTTGCGCTGATAGTTATGACTGCTGAAGGAAAAGTCATACCTGATAAGAAGGCATATTTTTATTCAATTAATCGATGCAACTATTTTGCAGAACGAGTCAGTCGTACACGGTATAACTACTGGACAAAGCGTAAAGTACAGGCGTATTGCATACCAGAGTGGGTCAATCCAAAGAATACGAAGATACTGAAATGACATGGATTTTGATGCTCATAACAATAGAAGGAAGTATGTTCTATATGAGCATAGTTGATGCGTTTCCGACTGCTAATTCGTGTATGCAAGAACGTGCAGAAGGAGTGATTAGGTTGGGCAAACCAATCATCAATTATCAGTTAATTTGCATCCCGACAGATCAGTTAGGAGAAAACACATGATTTTAGGCGTATTAGGAAAAATATTAGGGAGCGAGACAGTCATCAAGAAAGGTATGGATTTGATTGATGACATGCACACTTCTGAAACTGAGTCGATTGAAGCGAAGACACAAGCCAAGGTAGCTTTGATGAACTCGTATGCTCCGTTTAAAGTGGCTCAGCGATATCTTGCGCTGATGTTCGGTTTGACTTATGTATCTTGTTTTATCATAGTTCTTGCCATGACACTAACTGGGAAAGGAGACCCGTCTTCTGTATCCCAGGTCATGGAGCAGTTTCAAATTAATTATGCGATGCTTTTAATTTTAGGTTTTTATTTTGGTGGAGGCGCAATAGAGTCCTTCACCTCTGGAAGAAAAAAAGGTAAATAAGGAGATTATTTGACTACAGACATTGATATTGTACAATTTGTGTTCAAGACGGTTAATGAACGTAAAATACAAGTTCTAAACATTCTTGAAAATAATGGCATTCAATCTATGGAACAATATGCCACTTTGATGGGTGAGTTAAACTCACTGAATTATGTAAAACAGGAACTCTCGAACCTGCTAGAAAAACAGGAGCGCCTAGATGACTAGCGATACAGCAAGCATTTCTCATGTATATGAAGATCCGACCTACCGATATAACTCGGTTTTAAACCCGGACTTAATAGATAAACCTCTCTTAGACCGTATGCCACAACCAACAGGCTGGCGATTATTGGTTCTCCCATATCGTGGTAAAGACACGACTCGTGGTGGAATTGCACTTCCAAATCAAGTTTTAGAGGACGGTCAAATACAGACTGTAGTTGGATATGTGCTTAAAGTCGGTCCTCTTGCATATCAAGATGAACAAAAATTTCCCGAAGATCCCTGGTGTAAAGAAGGGGATTGGGTAATTTTTGCAAGATACGCAGGATCTCGATTTAAAATAGATGGTGGGGAGGTAAGAATCTTAAACGATGATGAAATCCTGGCAACTATTTTAGATCCAGAAGATATTGTTAGTCTATGAGGTTGTTATGAACGAAGAAAACGAAAATTTAGAACTAGATTTAAGTGATGCAGAAGAAACTGAGGTCACTATTGAACAAGAAACAGATACGGTAGAAGGTGTTACACAAGATTCAGATTCAGATGAATACAAAGAACATGAAACCGGCGTACAAAAAAGAATTGATAAACTTACGAGAAAAATGCGTGAGGCAGAAAGACGCGAACAAGCTGCAATTGAGTACGCCCAAAATGTTCAAAATGAATCTAATCAATTAAAAGCACAAGTCCAAAACCTGGATACAGGTTATTTAAATGAGTATGGTGCTCGGGTAACAAAGGAGCAGGAGTCCGCAGAACAAGATCTTCGTCGGGCTGTAGATTTAGGGGACTCTGAAGCTGTTGTAAATGCTCAAAAAACATTAATGGACATTGCTATACAGAACGATCGATATCAAACTGCGCTAGCAAGAAAACAAGAACAGCAGCAGTATGCTCAACAACAAGCTCAAGTTCAGCAGCAGCAACCGCAGCAACCGCAGCAACCGCAGAAAAAAATACTTGGTTTGGCAAAGACGACGCTATGACTTTTGCTACTTTGGGATTACATCGAACACTTGTTGAGAAAGAAGGGTTTGACCCGAAATCAGATGATTACTACAATGAAATGGATAATAGGTTACGCGTAGCGTTTCCTCACAAGTTTAACGAGACCGGTAGAAGACCATCCCAGACGGTTGCCGGAGTATCTCGCACAGCAGGATCTGGGCGAACAAGTAAGGTCCGACTCTCCCGGTCCCAGGTTGCAATAGCCAAAAAATTAGGGGTGCCGCTGGAAGAATACGCAAAATACGTTAAGGAGTAAGTTATGACCGAGCAGACAAAAATGAGCGGTCAAAACCGCACCTCACGCAATAACCAGACCCGAGAAAAAACGGCTACCCGTCGTCCTTGGGCACCACCATCCGTATTGGATGCTCCCGAAGCACCGGAAGGGTTTAAACATCGGTGGATTCGTGCAGAAGCACGCGGGTTTGATGATACTAAAAATATCTCGGCCCGAATGAGAGAAGGATGGGAATTGGTTCGTAAAGACGAATACCCGGATTTTGAAAGCCCTGTTGTAGACAGTGGTAAGTATGAAGGCGTGTTTGGAGTCGGTGGACTTCTACTTGCGCGGATACCCATAGAGACAGTTTCTGAACGTAATGCTTATTATGCGAGTCAGTCAAAAGATCAAATGGATGCTGTAGATATGGATATGATGCGTGAAAACTCGCACTCAACGATGAGGATTACTAATCCTGATCGACAATCGCGTGTAACTTTCGGCGGCACCAAAAAAGGATAGCCGCTGTTATTAGGAAATATAGGAGTAAATTATGGCTAATAACCTGACAGGTGGCTTTGGTTTGCGTCCAATTGGTAAAACTGGCGGAAACGTAAATAATAACGCAACCACTCAATATGAGATTGCCAGCAACTACACAACAGCCATTTATAATGGTGGAATAGTGGTTCCAGCTTCAACTGGAACAATTATTATTTCTGACCAGGCTATCGCACCGTTAGGTGTGCTGGGAGGAGTTGAGTATGTTGACTCTACTACCAAAAAGACGACTTTTTTAAACTATTGGCCGGGTTCTAATAGCGTGAGCGTGGATACTAATTTTCCAGTAAAAGCGTTTGTGTATGATGATCCAATGCAACTGTATGTTGTTGCAGCAGACGGAACAAACACTGATCGTGCCACTGCTTTAGCGGATGTATTCGCTAATTGCGACATGGCTAGTGTTAATAACGGTAGCACGGACACAGGAAAATCAAGCGATATGCTAGATATCAGTACAGCGGCAACAACGAATACACTTGATGTACGAATTGTTGGGTTGTTTGAAGATGAAGCTAACGAAGATTATTCTGCTGTAGGGCACCAATACATTATTCGTTTGAACGGTCATTTCAACACGGGTACAACCATTGCGGTTGGCACCTATGCTACAACCGGTATCTAAGGGGGATATATCATGGCAATTTCTCGCGCACAATTAGCGAAAGAGTTGGAGCCTGGTCTCAACGCCCTCTTCGGGCTTGAATACGACCGGTACGATAATGAGCATGCAGAAATATTTGAAACAGAAACTTCAGATCGAGCATTTGAAGAAGAAGTTATGCTTGCTGGTTTTGGTACGGCTCCGGTAAAACAAGAAGGCGGAACAGTTTCGTTTGATGATGCACAGGAAACATTTACTGCGCGTTACACACACGAAACAATTGCTTTGGCGTTTTCAATTACAGAAGAGGCTGTTGAAGACAATCTTTATGATCGTCTGGCTTCTCGGTACACAAAAGCATTGGCTCGTTCAATGTCGCAAACAAAGCAAATTAAGGCTGCGTCAATATTAAACAATGCGTTTAGTACATCTTCACCAATTGGTGATGGTGCGGCACTTTGTTCTACAGCCCACCCATCGTTAAACGGTAACTTACGAAATATTTTGTCGGTTGCTTCAGACTTAAATGAAACATCGTTAGAACAAATGATGATTGATATTGCTGGTCTGACAGATGAGCGTGGACTGAAGATTGCGGTTCGAGGCATGAAGCTAATTATTCCGAAAGAACTACAATTTATTGCAGAGCGAGTAATCAACTCAAATCTGCGAGTAGGGACTGCGGATAATGATCTGAACGCTATGAAGTCGATGGGCATGCTTCCTGAAGGAGCAGTTGTAAATCACTTCTTAACCGATCCGGATGCATTCTTTGTTAAAACGGATGCACCAAACGGGTTTAAGATGTTCCAACGTGCTGCCATAAAAACAGCAATGGAAGGTGATTTTGACACCGGCAACATGCGGTTTAAAGCTCGTGAACGTTATTCGTTTGGAGTTTCAGATTGGCGTTCTGTTTTTGGCACGCCTGGTGCTGCTTAAAAAGATTTGGGGTCGAAAGGCCCCTTTCTTTTAATTTTAAAATTAAAACACTTCTGACGATTACATATTGTAATCGACACTAGCCCAGACAGGAGATCGACATGGCTAACTCAACATTTAACGGACCCGTTCGTTCCGAGGGTGGTTTTAAACAAATCACTAAAAATGCTTCCACTGGAGCAGTAA